ACGCACCTACTGCACCTATAAAACTCTCCACACAATATAGATTCATTTACCATGTCCATACTAGAACATTTACTACAGGTAACTCTTTTCATTTTAGGAGGCTGTCTGTTTCTAGGCGTTCTGGCTGTTTCAGGAGTTTCAATATGGCGGTCTTCTCCCGTATCAACCCATGCGTTTTCTTTTGCTGTAACTGGTCTCTTACTAGCTTTCTCCAGTTCTTTTTGCCTATTCATAACGAATTCGTCGTACCTCTGATTCATATCTGGAGGTGGGGTTTGTTCTACTTCTTGTGGTCCGTCTACAGCTTCTGACACTGGCTCTTCATGTTGCCATCTTGACTCAACTTCTGTGTTACCGCCTAAAGCTTTTATCAATGCAGCTTTTTGTTCTTCTGTGAGTGTTTGTACGAAGTCGTCCATACTCATGATCTTTTCCCCTTTTCCATTAGAATATCTGCTTTACGTTTTAGTTCATATATTTTACCATCAAGTGCTTGCACTCTTGATTCTGCAATCTCACGATAATGATCAACTGTCGCTGCGTATTCATCGTTTACAATAATCAATGGCCTACGCTGTTCAAACTTAGTGTACGTGCTGAATTGATCGTGATTTTTAGCTACCATTTTATCTAGTTTATCATTGCACCAGTTGAGTGCAATCTTCTGCATGTTTAATTCATCTTGTAGATGTGTAGAGAAACTGTACAATTCATAAGCCCAAGTGAATAGCTCGTCTTTAGTGAGAGTGCTTATAGTATCTTTGCCAGCATTAGCACATCTATGCCAATCCTCCCTAAACTTCTTATTGAACCTAGCATTGCTAGCATTTAAAAAGTCGTCAACCATAGCTTTCAAGTCAGCCAACTGCTCACTCGCCGTTTTCAATTTGTTCTCTCCATTGCTCATCTGTGTCAGAATACCTCAATACTATTATATCAATTTTGTTCAATTCGCACCATTCTATTTTATCTTCATCCTTTGCTTTTGCAATAGCGAAGTCTGCTTTATTTTTATGAAAGAATGGAGTATACTCGTAGTGTTGCTGACCATGCACTTCTACAGCTAATTTAATTTGGGGGATAAAAAAATCTAGGAAAAGCACACCTTTTCGATGGCTTTGCGTACTTCCCGGTAGTTTCACTTCCTCCAACATCCGGTACGAGTGGTACACTTGTTTCAACACTTCCCTTGCTCTTACGTGGTATTTTGATCTTTTCCTTTTGTCGTTTGCCGCTACGGAATATCCTGTTAAATTCCAAGTGTACTCTCTGCCATTTAAACCTATAACCTTCATTTATTACTCCTATAACTAGCTTTGCAGTTAGTACTCCAAAAGCTATTTCTAATATATTATATATATTCATGAGTTTACTATTTTCTTTAGTTTGATTTCAATCTTTCTAATAGTCTTTAAAGCATATTCAGTAAGCTCATAATCTTCTTTGTAGCCTCTTAAAGAGTCTAATATTCTCCAAGCTTCTGTTTTATTTAACTCAACTTGAGCCATTAAAATAACTCCTTAATTTTTTCATATACAAACGAAGACATGTTTGGATTATCACGTAAAAATTCTAAAGTATTGTTAGCTCCCTGAAATTTAAAAAATCTTTCTATGTCTTCTGCCTTGTCTGATATATTGTTGTCTTTTAAGATCTTAGAAATTACTGGGTTTTCTGTGTCATCAATCGCACATTGTATTGTATACCAAGCTCCCGCAGTTTTAATAAGTCTAAACTCGCAGGCTATTTGAACAACCTCTTGAGTTTCGTCAATTCCTATACCATAACGAATCCAACTTTCAGCAGTGCTGTTAGGAAAACCTCCAGCACAAGAAGTTTTTATGGACCAGTTTGCAATTTGACCAATGTGAGGCCCAGTGTCTTTTGGAACTTGCCACTTACCCCTATGGGTAATTACCATGTTTGTTCCAGCTTGATACTGTAGCATGTTTCCGCAATCTGCCATTTTATTTGGAGAATATGGAGACCCACCAGTGTTTGCAATATTATGAGTAATACAAACTAAGATAGTTTTGTTTTTAGCCAGTGTTCCACTAATTCTTTTAAAGAACATAGATAACAATCTTGGTAAAGCATTACGAACACCAGTTCTAACTTCTCCATCTAACTCTACTTGAGGAACCATATTAGACAAAGAGTCTGTAATTATTAGAGCGCCGGGATCATTATTAACATAATATTCTACAATGTTTAAAAAGTCTTCTGCCGATAGTATTTTGTCATCAGTAGATTCGACAATTAATATATCATCTGACTTAAGACCTTTAATCCCTTCAAAGTTTTGCTTGGATAACCTGCCCTCAGTATTAAGATAGATGACACGTTTTCCTTTAGCCTGACATTTAGAGGCAAAATGAAGGGCGGTTGTAGTCTTTCCAGATTTTGGATCTCCGGTCATTACTACGACACTTCCCTCCCTCAATCCACCGCCAAGGGCGATATCTAAAGCTGGCGAAACGCCAATAACTTCTAGACTATTTATGCTTTCTAAAACCTCAGTTCCACTTCTTACGACATCTCCGTATTTACTTACAACAGAGCTGCTTACTACATCAGTATCAAATTTGTTAACCTTTTTCTTCTTTACTTTACTCATTGTTTCCTCAGTCTGTTTAAAGAGCTTTTTTTATTTGAATATTGTTTGTTTCGTTTTTGTAGTTTCTTTGATTCTGATTTTGGATTAGCAACTTCTGCTTCTTCTGTTAATTTCTGCTTTTTCAAAAAATTCTTTTGTACTTTATCATAGCACTTTATAGCTTCGATTGCAACTTGATTATACTTCCAACCTGTGGGACCATAACCTTTGATGCCAATGTGGTATATGTTTTCAAAGTAATCTGATCTTATTGCTGCTATTATAATAGCTTCATCAAACTTTTTCTTTAACTGTGTGGCAGCTTTCATATTTCTCATGAATACATCATGATATTTATCTCCAACAGTCCAAAACTTATATGATGGTTTATCCATCTTAAAGGAATCAGTCCACCTCAACACTAAATACTCTGCAACATAAGATTCAAACGTACAATGCTCTCCAGTATGGATGTGTTTATACCTATACTCTTTAGACCATTCCTTTTGATACTCTTTATTAAATAGTGTTGGCTTATCTTTTTTTCTCATGAAAATACAACGCTTCTTTTAAACAATTATCTAGGACATCTTCGTATTCAATATCTTTAATCAATTCTGGAACAGTCCATAGTTGCTTTTGCATAGTGTCGCCGTAAATGATACCCACGCTCATACATCTCTTTGTTTTACCACCCATTTCTCCTCTTAGGGTTTGAGCAATATAAACTCCGTCAGCATCAGTAATATCAAACTCAACAGCGTGGGTCTTCCACTGAAAGCCAACCGCATGGATCTCACAATTAATGCTTTTAAGATATGTGTCAATAGTTAGCCAATCTTTGTAGTCAGGTATATAGATTGTGTCTCTATTAGTATGAACTACTATAAAAACTGTTTCCCTGACTACCTCTTCGCCAGACTCCCTATTGAACTTTCTCCATTCATCTATTCCATGTAAATATCTCATTTGATTTTTGTCACACATGATGTAGGCAATGTTGGTCCTTTTTGTCTAACAGCGTCAGCCATAGTTGATGCATTCTCAGTCATAATAGTTGCACCGCTTTGTTTTATAAATTGATTTTCTACAGTGGTTGGACTCTTATCCTTTACTTGTTGTACTTTCTTTTCTATTAAAGCTTGAGATCTATTCAAATCTTCTGCAATTTCGTTTACAGAAAGTTTATCGTAATTTTGTTCAATGTAAAAATTTTCAGCTTTGCTGAATGGTCCTTTTTTTGTCTTAGGCATTGATAAAGCTCCTTTGCGCTCTTGTCATGTATAAATTGTTACGACTCCGTAAATATTTGAGATAATTCTCAAACGTTTTTGTATCAACTGATTTTTCTTTAAACATCATAGATATTCTCTTGGTGCTATCTACGCCATGTGGATCGTACAGAGTACCATTCAGAGTGTTAATAAAGAAAGAAAGCTGTTCGTCTCCATTTAATCTTGTAATTTTTTGACTTCTGCATACTGACCTTTTAGCAATTTTTGTTGGTAGGCCAGATGTATCATACATACTGACTTCTGTTTTTGCAATTGTTTTCTTTACTTCCTCTGCGTTGTCAATGTATTTCATATTAATCTCCGTTTTTGATATAATTTCTTTTTTGCTCTGGGGTCATTTTATTGATCTTATTAAGCTTTTGCCTCTTTGCTTCGTTCTTATCTCTTCTTTCTTTTTTCTCGTGCGATCTCTTTTCTGCTCTCTCAACCATGTCGGTTTTTTTCCACTCTATTTTTTGTATAGGTCTACCGTCTGGCATAGTTGGAACGCCTTCCTCAAATCTTCTTTCTGCCAATTGACCAATTGTTGTGGGTTCCTTTTTAATGGATGCGTATGTTCCCCCATATATTATACGTATCAAAGCGTCCTTTTTGCATTCAGGACATTTAGTAAAAGCATCATCTTTGATAGATTGCTGGACATCCTTCATCTCATGTCCGCACTCTTCGCATTCATAATCATATAACATCATTACCCCTTATAATTAGTAGTATTCTTCTAGATAGTGCAGCCTGACCCACAATTCTACCGTCAGCATAGTCTTCGCCATATCCGGCGGTAGCTTCGTGGTTTCTTTGCTCAAGTATTTTATCGCTACATAGTCTTACTATTTTAGCGATTTGCTCCTCTGAAATCGTCATTACTATTCCTCTGTGTTTGCTCGTTATGTGGGTCTTATTATAGCATTTGCTATGAGACATATTTAATAACGAGACTTTGTATTCTATGATTCTAGCGCATAAAGCACTGCCCCAATAATACCATTCCTCTGTATATCATGATACTCTAATTTTGAAATTCCCACACCAGAAACATCAGATAATCTTTCTATACAAAAGTCTAGCCCACTATTTCTAGATATATCCGTTTGTTTATTGTCACCATTAATTAATGCTTTAGAATGTTTACCCATACGTGTGACAAACATTTTAATTTGTTCTAACGTACAGTTTTGTGCTTCGTCAAGTATCATATAGGAATCGTGAAAGGTAGACCCTCTCATCGTCTCCAATGGTTCAAATCTAATTCTACGTTGATTAAAATACATTCCAAATCTATCTCTACCTAAGAAGTAACGCAAGTTTTCTTCCATTGGTTGAAGATATGGTTTAATCTTTTCATTTAGTTCTCCCGGCAAAGATCCTAAATCTCTACCAGTACATACTAAAGGTCGCGTGACAATTATGGTATCAATTTCGTCTTTTAATAATTTCTGTGACGCAATGCCAGCAGCAATAAAAGACTTGCCACTACCAGATGGACCTGTACAAAATACAACATCGTTTTCTATAATAGATCTAATATAGTTTTTTTGGTTTTCAGTCTTAGCCTCCAGAACGTTAGGTTTACTTGCTTTTTGTTGTTGACGCTTTTTTCGATTGTTATGTGCCTGTGCTGCCAAAACCATTACTCCCTCGTTGGGAGGTTTCTAGTTCTTCTCTTAACAGTAAAGAGATGTTAGGAACCTCTTGGAATATAATCTGCGCGATTCTATCCCCATGTTTTATTTCTACATCTTCATCAGAAGTATTGTATAAACAAACCATGATCTCTCCCCGGTAGCCAGAGTCTACAACTCCAGCTAGTACATCTATGCCCTTCTTAACTGATAGCCCAGATCTGGGCCAAATTAATCCAGCCATATTCTCAGGCATATCAAAAGATATACCAGTTTTAATTGTTTGTCGTTCTCTTGCGAATACCCAAGCTTCTTCGTCAGCAAATAAATCAAATCCAGCATCTGATCTATGCGCTTTAAATGGCATCTGTGCAGTTTCAGTCAGTAATTTATAAGATACAAAACCCATCATGTCAACCTCCTAAATGATATCACACTTTCCACCAGCGCAAGCTACTTCCTGTACTGGATTTACATTATTCTGTTTTTCTATTACTTGAGTATAATCAACATCCTTGTATTCTCGTTTAATATCAAGCCATTCTTTCCAATTGTATACATCCTTCATACAATATGTAAGCCTTTTTAGATCACCTTCCATATATCTATCAGCGAATTTTTGACATTTATCTAGATAGGCTTTCTTGCCATTGCCTTTAATTTTTTGACCAACGCCTAGTAAGCTATCACAAGCTGCCCATAGATTATCTTCGTATAGTGACAACCCAATTTCAATTAGCCCACTTACAAACATGGCAGCATCTCCATACATGTTTATTTGTTCGCTGGGAAGATAAACAGTTGTGAAAGGTGCTTGTGCGTAATCTTTATCTCCAGCAATTGGAAGCAAAGATACGCCACAGAAATATTTACGGTTCTTGAAAATAAAATCTGTAACCTCATCCCATTCGTCAGGCATTACATTGATTGTATTGGAAACGTTATGAGTTAGCCAAGGTTGCGTACATTGCTTTGGATTCTTTCCATTCATAACCCAACTGCGTTGTGTACTTTTGACGTACTCAAGAAGATCAGTTGCTCCCAATTGGTTTTTAATTTTTGCACCGTCTGGAACTTCCACACAGAAAGAAACTACATCGTCAGAATCATTATTAGACCATACAGATTCCTCACACGCTCTAGGATTAATTGTTCTGAAATATTGATATATCGGTTCCATCTTATTTGCTTGAACGCGACGAATGTATCTTTTTGCATGGTGAGGATGTATACCAGAAGATGTTCCAAGAATACAACTTGATGTTCCTTCTGGCTTAACACACGTAGTACGTGCAGCTTGATTAACGCCAATTAATGCAGCTAATTTCTTATTTGTTTCTTTAACTATTTCTGCACCCTTCTTTTGTACTTCTGGGTCAAGGCAAATTTCATGTTGTTCCATGATACCTGTCATTGATACGCCCAGCAAAGCTTCACGACTAATAATTCTTTCTGATACTTCTCCAAGATATGGAAAGCTAGCAAATCCAGCTTGCAGTGTACCAATAATAGCAGCAGAAGCACACGCTTCGTAGAATTCTTTTTTTGTAGTTACTTTGGCGCAGTTAATTGTAGATAAGTTACAAGCCTGCCATCCAGTTTCTCCTGTTTGTTCGTCTACAGGCCACATGCCAATCTCAACACAGGGGTTGACGATCAATTCTGTAGAGTCAGACCACACAAATCCGGGTTCGCCAAACTCTTTTACAGATTGCATAAGTTCAGCAAATTTTTCTTTAGTTGTTTCGTTTCGCAAAAGCAAAGCAGAATTATTAGAACGTCCACGCTGTGGGTTATCAGTAAACCATGATCCAGTTTTAGCTTTCGCCATCTCTTCATCATCGGCTGAGAACACGCAAATTGTAGCACTACGGCGAACACCACCACTAATTACAGCGTCAGCACCAAACATTACAATATCATATGCTTGGATAGGAGTTATTGTCTTCTGTCCGTTTTTAATAGCTCCATCAAGGGTCTTCTTGATTTGCGTAAGGGCGTTTCTCAAAGGATCTGGGCCGGGAGCCTTACCTCCGCTAGACTTTAAATAAGAGCCTGCTGGACGTATTTTAGAGTAGTCAAAAATAACAGTTTTTCCGTTGTATTCGGGGAAAAGATTATCTCCTTTAAAATAACTAGAAACAAGAACACCTACTGCGTCTGACCATCCTTCAATAGAATCTTCAATAACAAATTTCTTCTGACCATTCTTACCCTTAATTAAGTTAGGTAATTTAGCGATGTGATGTTTTTGTACAGAGAATCCAGTTCCACAACCACATAATAATAAATACATACATTCTTGGAAAAATCTTGGCCTATCAATGTATGAAGAAATACAATTATACATTCTAGCATTGTGCTTGAATATTGGAGAGCCACCAAATTGCAACGCTCTTTGTGAACCTAGAACTTTTTTCTTTTTCATATCGTCGTAGGCTTCATCAATTGATTTAACAATCTCGATATGATCTTCGTCGTCAGTTATAATATGGGGATCAGACGGATTAGCATACTTATCCATCATCATCTGTCTTACTCTATCTACTGACTCAGACCAAGTTTCTCTTCTTAATTTTTTTGGTTCCCACCTAGCATACTTAGATACAAATGTATAATTCATCAATGACTTGATTGACATACAATCCCCGTCTTTTCTAAAGAAATAAATATTTTAGTCGTTAAATAATCGTTCTAATACTCTGTTGACGACCCATTTTATAATCATGGGAAGTACAACATACATAAATAGCCAAGTAAGTATGACAGAACCATATCTTTTCTCCACATCTTCTTCAACGTTTTGTTTTACAAAATCATAACATTGACTACTAAGGGTATAACGATCAATATAGTCACTGTTGTTAAATTTTACACCAGAGTCATGACATATTGTAGTCCATTCTTCTGCATATTGCAAGCACTTTTTTGCAACTTCTTTGTACGTATTTTGTCCTTCATATTTTGCGCAAATTTCACTTTCAATGTCTTGGCACACTGACCGTATATTGTGTTTAAAACAACTTTTACCACCCGGATAATCACAACATTTGCTACCAAAGGTTTCATAAGAAAAGCTAAAGTCTGGAAAGTTTCTTAGCTTTATAGAGCCTCCAGTTTTACCAAAAACAACTTGTTCAATATATGCATAGATTGTAATTATTTTTGTTACTTCAGCTTTGAGTTGATTTGCACCAAAAGATAT